TCGTCGCTTTCCTTAACGACGTCGGCAACGTCCACGCCGACCGCGTGAACCCCGCCTTCAAGTCCCGCTACGCCTCGCTCGCCGAGGTGCTCGAGACTGTCAAGGGCGTCGCCGCGAAGCACCGCCTCGCCATCGTCCAGGCGCTCGACTCCGAGGACGGCAAGGTCATCGTCCAGACCTCCATCCGCCACGCCGACGGCACGGTCTTCCCGGCCGGTCGCCTGTCCGTCAAGGCCGAGGGCATGACCCCGCAGCAGATCGGCAGCGCGATCACCTACCTGCGCCGTCAGTCACTGATGACCGCGGTCGGCATCGCCACCGACCTCGACGACGACGGCGCCGCGTCCTCCAAGCCGACCGCCTTCGCCTCACCCTCGACCCAGGGCATCCGCCCGCTGACCAAATGAGCGACGAAACCAAGGGCAAGGTGCTCGCCTACTGCGCCGGCGTGATGACCGTCATCTTCCTCGTCGAGTTCTTCCGCTGGTTCGACCGTCACTTCATCTTCATCCGCTGATGCGCCCGGTCAAGAAGCCCCTCCTCGTCCCCTCCGGCATCGTCAAGGCCGCCGCCTCCGCCGGCTACCCGTTCGTCCTCATCATCCTTCTGGACGGCTACCCCTACGCCGAGGTCTTCGCCAAGTCCCGCAAGGTCTTCGACTCGAACCTCGCCGACTGGCAGCGCGACGTGCTACCCTCCCTAGCCCGGTCGAATGTCCGCTTCTTCTTCACCGACGGTCGCACCCTGACCGAGGTCACCTTCTGACCCTTATGACGAACCACGACCACATCCGGCACCTGCTCATCCAGATCGGCGACAACCTCAACGCCCTGCGCAACCGATGCCAGGACGCCGCCGACGAGGGCTCCTTCGCCGAGGCCAACAAGGCCGTGGCGTGGGCCCAGCGTGAGCTTGACGCCATCCACCCGGAAGCCCTGGAAGAAGCTTACGACCTCAAGGCGCTCTACGATCGCATCCATCTGATCGTCGTCAACCTGCGCTGCCTGCGCGTCCAGCTCGAGAAGTGCGAGGAGGCCGCCGAGGCCGCCATCGAGGCCGCCAAGCGCATCACGAACGCCCTCGAGGACAGCGACGACGACAACCTTTGACCATTTCCCACCAACACCATGCTACACATCGAACCCCACGCCATCCCTCACCGCGTCATCTACGACTCCATCGAGGCGCTTAACTACTCCGGCTCGAAAGAACTGCTTTCCAAGTCACCGGCCCACTTCCGCCTGTACGTGACGACACCCCGCGAGGCCACCAAAGCCCTGCGCCTCGGCTCCTATGTCCACGCCCTAGTCCTCGAACCCGTCAAGGCCCGCATCGCTTTCGCCGTCGCCCCCGCTGTCGACCGCCGCACGAAGGACGGCAAGGCCGTCTACGAAGCTTTCACGTCCGCCCTGGAGCCCGGGACAACCGTCCTCAGCGCCGAGGAGGCCGATGAGGCCAACCTGCTCGCCGCCGCCGCGAAGGGTTGCATCGACCGCCACGGCTTCAAGTTCAAGGCGACCGAGCTGATGTTCACGACCCTGTTCATGGACGCGCAGCTGAAGTGCGCCATCGACGCCGTCGGAGAAGACGGCTACCTCTACGACCTCAAGACCTGCGAGGACGCGAGCCCCGCCGGCTTCCTCAAGGCCGTCCGCGCCTATCGCTACAACCTGCAAGCGAACTTTTACAAGGCCGCCTACGCCGCCGGCTTCAAGGAGCACGTCCAGGGCTTCCGCTTCATCTGCGTCGAGAAGGACACGCTCCAGACCGCCGTCTATGAGCTCGGGCCCGACCTCATGGCCTATGGATACACGGACTTCATCAAGGCCGTCGACCTCTACAAGTCCTGCCTCGCGTCGAACGACTGGCCCGGTTACCCGCAGGAGATCCAGACGCTCGACCTGAACAAGGCGCCGAGCGAGTCCGCCGCCCCCATCAACTTCGCCTAAACGAACATGACCCAACCCGCAAACGACCGCCCGCCGCTAAAGACCATCGAGCAGTCCGGCAACTACCGCCTCCGCCTCATCGCCCCGAAGTTCGACAAGATCAAGGTCTGGGAGGACGGCACGACCTCCGCCCGCCTGTTCTTCGTCGACGTCGAGGGCAACTGCCTGTCCAAGAACTACTCGACCAAGTACGGCAAGGCGCTCGCGATGCTCGTCGGCAAGTTCTCCGGCAAGTTCACCGCCGAGATCCGCACCGACGCGACGCAGGCCGAGTTCCTGGAGTACCTCAAGCCCGCCTCCGGCCAGACCGTCGAGGTCGCCGTCACCGTCGAGCCGAACGGCGAATGGAACGGCAAGCCCCAGTTCAAGTACAAGCTCGGTTTCGCCAAGGGCACCCAGAAGCCCGTCGTCGACCAGCGCAACGATCTCCCCGAAGCCCCGCCCTTCTGATGAACCGCGACTTCATCGCCGAGGCCCGCCAGCAGGACAGGCATACCCGTGTCCTCATCGCCATCGACGCCTTGCGCAAAGACCCGACGGTCAAGCACCGCCACCTCCGCAAGGCGCTGAACCTCTCCGGGCGTCAGTTCCGCAAGGCCGACCGCCTCGCCCGTCTCATCAACTCAGCCGAGGCCAGCCGATGACCATCGACGAAAGCCGACCGACCCTTGTGATGATCGCCGGGTTCTCCAGGGCCGGCAAGGACACCCTCGCAAACGGCCTCATGGAATGGTCGGAGCGCCGCGCCGCGAAGGTCAACTTCGCCGACCCGCTCAAGGAGTCCGCCAACGCGATGCTGTCCTATCTGCACCTCGAGGGCGACTTCTTCAACGAGGAGTTCAAGGTCAAGAACCGCGACTTCCTCGTCGCCGCCGGCAGGTTCGCCCGGTCTATCAACCGGGACGTCTTCGCCGAGCACCTCGCCCGCTACCTCCCCTTCGTCAGCGCCGACGGCGAACCGCATCAGACCGTCATCTGCTCGGACTGGCGCTACTTGAACGAATACACGGTCGTCAGCAGGATCATGGACGAATACAACTGGAACCTGCGCACCGTCTACATCTCGACCGCCGGAGTCCTGCCCGCGAACGACGAGGAGGCGTGGTCTGTCCTGGAGATGCGGGCCGAGGTCGAGTTCGACGTCGAGCTCTGTTTCAAGCCGAACAGCCGTAACGACATCATGGCCGAGGGGCGGCGCATGGCCCGCGCATGGAAACTTTGACCCGCGAGCAGGCCGTCTGGGCCGCCGGCATCGGCATCTCCATCCGCCGCGCCGCTTGGCTGCTCGCCTGCCCGAAGCATACCCGCGGAGCCCTCGGCCCCGCCAAGCCCTACAAGCGCCCGGATAACCCAGACTGTTATCTCGTCCGCGTCAACGGCACCTTGTATTTTCGTCTCAACCGTCGGTCGCATAACATCGTCGAGCGATGCCCGCAGGATATCGAGCAAGCCCGGGCCTACCGCGACCGCCGTCTGGCTGAGCTCGGGCTGAAGGAGCAAACTCTATGAGCGACCCACTACGCTTCCGCATCGCCGACAACCAGGTGCAACGCGTCTACGGCGGAAACATCCTAGTCGTCGACCCCGCTGGCCCGCTGGTCGAGTACGCCGACTACGCGCGCCTCAAGGCCGAGGTCGAGCGGCTTCGCAAGGCGGGTGATGCGATGTATTATAACATTCTAACCTACAAGTATCACATCCCAGACAACGGAAACACGCATTTTATGATTGATGCATCAATCCTTGGATGGAACCCGAAGTATGGTCAGACAACCGAACATGGAGAAGACAAGGAGGGCAAGCAGTCGTGAGCGCGATCATGATGCTATTGCTTGGTGTCTTCATAGGATGGTTGCTTAATGACCTTTGCCACGAGATTTGCGAGGATGACGACCTGAACAATCTATGAGCAAGCCCACCCGCTTCGTCTTTGCCTCCGACTCCCACGGGGATATGGGGGATCCAGAGGCCCTCTCAGCCCTCTGGGAGTTCTGTAAGGACTATCGCCCAGAAGTGAGGGTGGCCGGGGGAGATCATTTCGACTTCCGCAGCTTGCGCCGTGGCGTCGGCTCCTCTGACGCCGAGTCCGGCGAGTCCCTCAAGGCCGACCTCGACGCGGGCAAGGACTTCCTCCGCCGCTTCCGCCCGACCGTCTACCTCTGGGGCAACCACGAGCATCGCCTG